CAGGAAGCTGCTCAAGGAGAGCTTTCATCTCCTGGAGCTGCGACAGCTGATTTCCTAGGTCGTTATTGGCCATAATAGACTATATTCCTAAAAGGGCCACTGGATGCCAGTAACCTGTTGGTACTCTTTGGCTGCTTCGTTCTTCTTAGATATCTGCTCAGTGATGTCATCTAGACTATAGTCGCCATGAAGCATATCAAAAAGCATTTTTGATTCATACAACGCGTTTGCCAATGGCTCAGCATGTGAACTACTCTCAACAACCAGTGTAGGATCCGACTTGCCCCTAATAAAATTCACAGCCTGTAAAATTAATCTTGGTTCCATCTTTCTCTCCTCGGTAACAATAATTATGCTTATGCAGAAAAATTAAAAAAAGAATGCCGCTCAGGGCGGCATATCTTACGTGAATCTTCGTAGCCTTGCTGGGGTCTCTGCTCTAGAGTTACCCATTAGTGATCTAGCTTCGGCAGTATTAGTGTGTGCCGCCCTAGATTGTGCTGGCTGGTTTTTGTCCCTGGCCTTCTCAAACTCTTTATTGATTCTTCTAATGAACCAATTTCTCTGCCAGACAGGGATTCCATAGGCTTCTTTATAGGTAAAGCCCATGTAATACATCAAACCAAAAATATGTTCAAGGATGTATTCTTTACTTGCCGGCGTCAGGCCAAAAAAACGATGCCCCTAACGGCATTCTAACCTCCGATTCTTCACCACAAAGTGGACACTCCATCCAATTCTTCATTTCGATACCAGGTTCGATCGAATCAATGTAGGCTCTTAACGCGCGAGAATCCCTGGCTGGCATGTTTCTAATAAACATCTGAATCTTTGTCTTGTCCGTAATGTCATCCACAGCCTGAATTTGGAATCGATAGCGAAGAGTAACCATGTTTGAACTCTTCATTCCTTTCTTCTTGGATCTTTCCTGAAGCTTGTTGATCTGAGCCTCATCTGCACCGTCTAGAAACTTAAACTTAACTTTCTTCTTTGTGTAAGGAAGTTCGAAAAGAAATATGTTTTCGCCGGAGTTGACTGGATCTGTGTCCAGCATCTTTAGCGGAAGCTGTGTAAGGTCAAATTCCTGTGTACTCTTTTCACCACAGTCCGGACACTCGACGTCTGCAGAATATTCTGAACCGTAACCAGTAATACGAAGGGACGTCATGATTGCATTACGATCACCAGCGACTAGCGTGTCGGGATTAATCGTCTTATCAATTAGACAAGACCGGATAAGCTCTGTGATAACCGTACCTTTTTTGATCAAAGCACGGGAGGTAAGGATGTCCTCCTCACGGGCAGTCATCGGACGAATCTCAACGGTTTCTTGGTTATGAAGAGAACTGCCCTCCGGATAAACCTTGCCCAAAGACGGAAGAGGGACGAGCTCGGTAGGAATGTCCAAACCGAAGTCGTCCTTCATCGTGTTTCTGACCGGCATGCCAGTCATTTTTGCGCGGTCGCCAGGAGAACCACTAAAAATATCATTGTTACTTCTTTCGCTAGACATTCAAATCTCCAAATTATGATCTAGATAGCTTGGTATAATTTAGAGTTTTGAACTGTTTTGTAAAATGAAATAACAACTATTTTTCAGTATTGTAATACGCAGTTATCGAAACGCATTGACAGAGAAATCTCTGTAGGCTCATCTGAACCGTAGTCCAAAGAACCAAAGTCAGCCGAGGTCAAGAAAGCACCTTTGATGTCCCAAAACTCAACAACTGTTCCAACTGGATCCAGAAGCTTGAGTTGGATGTCGCGCTTGTAGAAATCAGCATATCCAGCGCGGCCAGAAACTGACTCATAGTGAGTACGAATCCATTCCATAACCTGCTGTGCACCGGAAGGAGCAATTGGATCGTGGATGGTTACATCGAAAGTACCAAGATCAGCCTTACCAGCAAGGTATCTCTTGGAGTTGATGTACTCGATTGTGTTTTCGTTAAAAGAAATTGATGGTCTTTTGGCGGTCTTAACCAAGAATGCATCGATACCTTCGATAGCTAAAACCCACCTATTCTGTCTTTTTGGCTCAAACTTGTTTGGGAGCAAATCGACGACGTCTAATGTTTCTGGCATGTTATTCTCCTGTTATACCATTAATTATGTAGTTGACAAAAATATTCATCTATTAAATTTCTGCGCCTTGGTTTGTTACAACGAAGTCGAGAGAGATAAACTCAACAGAACGTGTTGGCTGCAAGAAGATCTTACCGCGAACAGTGTTGTTTTCAACGTCAAGCTGAGTAGTTGTGCTAGAATCAATGACGACCTTGAATCGATCAAGACCCTGCTGAGCCTGAATTCTTGCAAGGATTGGCTGGACTGCAGCAGAGAATCTAGCCAAAGTGGATTCGCGGTTGGGTTCGAAAATAATTGTGTTAGCAACATTTCTAACCTTTCTACGAATGTCAATCAAGAGTCTTCTTACGTTAACTCTATCAAGAGCGGATTGTGCCTGCTGAAGTGTCTTCTGCCCAAAGACAACCACTCCACTAGAAGTGGGGAATGAAGTGATTGGGTTAATATCGACCTCGTACAGGGTGTCCATATTGGCTCTGTTCAAGCGGACTTGCGCCTGCTCAGTAGTGGCCAACGCACCGCGGGTGAAACCAGCAGGGGCGAACCAAGGATGCGCCACGGAGTCGTTAAGAGCCATGGCTCCAAGAACAGCGACAGACGGAGGACATCTAACGTTTGCGCCCGATGTAGGATCAGCAACAAGGCAGTCTGGGAAGTACGCAGCCGCAAAGCTTGTGTCCAACCCTCTACCCTGCAACTTGGCAGCAGTGTTTGTAACAGAGATTTCCTGTACAGAACCAGTCACGACTCCGGAAGTTCCTGTGTAGTCACACTCCTCAATGTCCATGATGTACAGAGCGTCAAACCTCTCTTCAGTCTTGTCAATGGCGTAGTCTGTAACAGCAGGCTCACGAAGACCGGGAATGGCCAAGAGCTGAATATCGATTGAGCTCTTCTCAGCAACAACGTCAAGAGCCTTTCTGTAAGCCGCAACAGTAGGTCCACCGATTCCACCTTGGGTAGCTGAATCAGAGATCTCTCTAATAGCAGCGGCGTTAAGCATTTCGGCCTTGTCGGTATCGAAGAGGTTAAGACCGTCGAATCCTCCCTGCATGATAGTTGTGAACTTGTAGTATCTTCTAGAAGCTTGCTGAGCAAAGTCCTTGTCGACATTGAGGAATCTAAAGCCAGACGTTCCAGGGTTAACACCGGTTCGAACATAAGATGCGTTGGCCCACTGGGTAGGATCGACCTCATCCTCAGCGGACTTAGTCTTAATCAAGACTCTTTCAAGAGTGAACTTACCATTTTGGAATAGGTCTGCATCAAGGGTTGATCCGTTTGCAGCTGCAAGACCTTCGTTTGCACCCACCCAGGCTGGGTAAGATCCTTCGTATCCAGGATAGTATTTGGTCCAGTACTCAGCCAGGGAGTTGACAGATGTTCCATCGTTTGGAATGTTTACATCGGACACCTTGGTGTTTTGAATTCCCCAGTAGAGATCACTAACAACCCTCTTTCTGTTACCAGTACCACTCGCAACAGATTTTCTGTAAAGGAGAGGAGCCTGTTCTATTTCCAGGAACTTGTGATCAAATGCATCTGAACCGTCCTGCAAGTGATCGCTGTCTGCACCGTGGCCCTCGAGCATTGTTGAACCAGATGTCACCAAGTGGAATGGACCACGGAAACCAACAGGAAGCGCTTCGGACTGCATCGTTCCGGCTTCGACAGCCGCAACAACCTCTACTCTAATGTAAGCAGACTGATTCGCGTAGGAACCCTCAACGACGAGCTTTTGGTTTGCAACAGCCTTTTCGAAATCGTAGAAAACGTTCTGGTCACCAATTATTCTAGAAATAAATCTTGGACTATTTGGATTTAAGTCACAACCGATAAACTTCTCAAGTATAACAGGATTGGTATCATAATCACTGAATCTTCTGACGAGGACGTCGAATGTTCCATACTTGTTGTTAACGTCTCTGCTCTTCTGCACATTTGCAATAGAAACCTTAACCTTGCTGTTTCCGTATGTACCAGCATCCAATGCATGGAACCTAAACAGGTTTTTCTCTGTGTTTCCTAGAGTCTGTGAGATAATGAAAGGTGTTTTAGCATGGGTAAATCGATATTCAAAACCCTCGTAGTTTGGAACATAGTCGGCACCGCCGGCAAAACTGTTTCTACCGCCAGAACCTGAAGTAAGCAACACTCTTGTTCTGTGTCCAGGTAGACCATTGGCGGGTGCAGTAACTGCAAGCGCAGGATCAATATCGAAATGAGCGTAGAGCAAGTGCCCCTTTGTTTCAATCGAAGCAGGATCAGTGTTAAACACCTTAGCGAAGTAGTTGCTGGATAATGGATTCATTGAGGCAGAAAGAACCTGGGAATAAGCACCAGTATATCCATTAAGATAAAGAGCAAAAGTCTCACCACCATTCGCGCCTAGGTCCATAGAGCCGTAACGACCACCGGCATCCAAACCCAGACCAAAACTACCCTGTGCAACAGAAGAACCAGTAGTAGGATTTGAGAGGCCAGAGCCAGATAAGCCAGGTAGGACTCCCGAGGGGAACATCATCACACCGCGAAGGATAGAAGCGGACATTGGATGAACAATACCGGCATCTTGAAGATAAGATGACCCGTTAGACTCGGACATAATGTTAGCCAGGAAGAATGTTCTTCCAAGCGGACCACCTGCTCCAGCCTTTGAGTTATGCCCAACGATTCCGTTATCCTGGACTTGTCTATCGCCCACTACGAAACCTGCATTCTCTACCTTACCGGAAGATAAAGCCTTTTCGCCCTTACCAACACCGAGTGTTCTAACGTATGCACCAGATCGTGCGTTTCTAATCCATTCTGCAACAGCAATTGGACCAAACTTTTTACCATCACTTGGGCCGAACTTTGATGTAAAGTCGTTCAGCGTTGCAAAAGATACTGGGACGAAGGCGGGGCCTTTTTCGGCAGTACCGATCACAACGGCAGGTGTACCCTGTATAGTTACCGTTCCAGGTTGACTTAAGTCAATTTCTCTGGCTGAGACGCCTGGACTTTTTAAAATTCTTTCTGCCATTTGTATAACTCCTGTTTATCTATAAGTATCTATTCAAACGAAACGCCGGCGTTTGTAATGATGAAATCGATGGAAATAAATTCAATTGTTCTGGTTGGGACCACGATGATCTTACCGTTCAATCTATTGTTTTCACGATCGAGCTCGGTATTGTTCGTATCATCCATAACAACTCTGAATGATTCGATACCCTGCTGCGCCTGAATCAAAGATAATCTTGGGGATACTAGATTAATAAACCGATCTCTTGTAGCCTGATTGTTCTGCTCAAATAGAAGTCTATCAGCAACACCGATAACCTGTCTCTTAAGCTCAAGCATCATTCTTCTTACATTAACTCTATCCAAGGCAGACTTAGCGATCTGAAGTGTCTTCTGTCCGAAGATTACAAAATCACCACCAGGGAAAGTTGCAATCGGGTTAATTCTAGCATCGTACAATTCGTCTCTATCATTTGTAGTCAAGCGTGTCGAAACGTTCTTTACAAAGTCTAGAGCGCCCCTGTTGAATCCAGCTGGTGCAAACCATGGGTAAGCGACCGAGTCTGTGTATGCCAATGCTCCGATCGCAGCGATAGAAGAAGGTACCTTAACATTCCTTCCGCCGTTGACGTCATCCTCAATGAAAACATCGGGGAAGTACGAAGCAGCGTAGTTGTTGTCGATATTTCTTCTAGTAAACTCTTCAGAGGTCTTTGTAACTCCTGCGCGGCCACTAGAATCATCAAAAAGTCTTGAACCGTCTTCTGTGTAGTTTGGAATGTCCATTAAGTAAATTGACATGCTGTAATCTTTGTTAAGGTCTGCAGCGAAGTCGGTAACATAAGGATCTCTAATTCCTGGGATCGCGAGAATGTTTGTCCGGACAGTCATTGGATCTGTCATGATCTCTGCAGCGGTTCGGTAAGAGTTAATCACATTGTTAGCCTTACCAGCACCACTCATTGTTCCATCCGCAGTACCGCTAAGTCCCATGCCGCCAGTTACAGAATCAGCAGCCTTACCACCAGTCTCTGTTGATGCAGCCTTATCGTTCATTCTAGCAACGTCGCGGTCTAGAATGTTAAGACCATCGAATCCACCGGAGAAGATGTTTGTAAACTTAGAGTAGGCAGTAAACCTGTTAAAAATCAATGAGCTAGAGTTGATTAACGTAGCTAAAGTGATTCTATCTCTATCCTCTACTGCATCATTTACAGTGTATGTCTTTGCATCCACCACTCCGTTTCTGATGTACACAGCTTCCTTCATGTGGTCGCTAGCAGATCCGGTCAAAGCACCATTCGTATCAATCTCACCAGCGGCAGTCAATTGTTGTCTTAGTGCAACCCTTGCTAGCGTAAACTTGTGGTTGTTAAACGCGTCGGATTGTGATCCAGCAGAGGTTAGAGCATCAAGCTTCTGAATACCAGTAAGTTTGGTGTAAGTTCGAACTAACTCGTTGATTTCTGCACCGGCATTTGCGTTAAGAACTGTGTTTGTACCCTTAGCAATCCGATCGAACTTAACACCCCAATAAAATCTAGCATCTGCTCTTTCCCTAAGCCCGGGCTCACCGATGAATCTTGGGCTAGAGCTAACTGCTCCCTTTGTAACCTTGAATCTAAAGGGAAGAGGAGGAACGATGGAACCGGTAAGAGTGGTTGCATCCTTACAATGAAGCCTAGAAGTACCTAAATCGTAAGCGCCATCTTCAGAAGTTGGGTTAGCTCTAGTTGGAGATGTATTAAGTGCGCCGAGGCCACGGAAGCCGAAGGGAAGAGCAGCATCTGGTACTTCACCAGACTCAAACTCTGTACTCATCTTAACACGGACATAGGCTGATCTGTTCGGGTATTTACCAGAAAGCACCAGTCTTCTTTCTTCTTCGTTAGCTTCATCGAAGTTAAACCTGAGTTTGAAGTCACCAATAACTCTAGCGATAAATCTTTCGTCGTTAGGATCAAGCGTTAGACCAGGGAATCTCTCTAAAATCTCCGGAGCTAAGTCGCTGTCATCAAATTTTCTGATTTGAACTTCAAACGTACCGAAATCGTTGTTAGGATCTGTTGAAGCTTTAAGATCAGCAATAGAAACCTTATACTTATCGTTTGCGAAGGCTCCATCGGTAATACACTCAAAGTGGAACAAGTCAAATTCGGTTGAACCGAAAGGCTGACTGATAAACTTAGTTGTCTTTGGGGCAGAGTACCTAGTGTCGAAGCGACCGTATAGTTCATTGTAGTCTGTGACAGTAGCACCTGCGCCAGTTACAGAGGCTCCGGAGCCAGAAACCAAAGCAATACTACCGGCTGACGTAGTGATCTGAGCAAGCTCATCCTCAACCGAGTAATCCCAGTAGAGGAGGTGCTGATCAGAAGCAAAGCGATCAGGATCTGTGTTTAAAACCTTGCCTACGTAGTATGCATCGTTTGGATCTAAAGATGCAGTGAATACCCTGAATCCGTTAACCCCGTCATCATCTCCAAAGGTCTGACCTTCCGAAGAAAAGATTCCGATCTTAAATCTTTTAGAAGCATCTGGCTTAGCTAGATCGTCGGTGATGCTAGCTTCTGCTGCAGCAAATTCGTTGGTGTTAAAGACGTAAACCTTTGAACCGCTTGTTGTCATGATTCCGGCGCGGATTAGATAAGCAGTGTCAGAAGCAGCGGTGCCGTCTTCTCTAAAACCAGAGAAAGTATCGTTGTCGGTAAATACTGGGAATCCGATGTCGGAATTAGCCGGAACATCATGTTTCGCAGTAAGGAAGACAACGCTTCCAGCCTTCTGTCCAGTACCAGCAGCAGCAGAACCAGCTGGGGTCACCTTGAACCCCGCGTTCTTTACAATTCCACCAAGTTCAGTATTGGCAATATCTCCAGTTGTTTCGTTAGCGCCTGCGCCTAAAACACGAGTGAAGGTAACTGCATTTCTATACTTAAGAAATTCTCTTACAGCATAAGGTCCAAACTGTCTCGGGTTAAGAGTTCCAAACCTAGTTTCGAAATCTCTGAAATTTCCTACGGTTACAGGAACAAAGGCCGGCCCGAAGTCCGAAGTACCGATGATTCCTGCTGGTGTTCCTAATTGAGCCGCGGTTCTTGTAGAGAGGTCAATCTCTTGCTCAAAAAAACCAGGGCTTCTAAAAGTTTGTTCAGCCATATTTGTTTCTCCTAGTCATACCTATAAGTATTCGCTTTGATTTGATAATTTAATCGTTTAACGTAATTAAGTTGTGCACCTGTTCGCCATACCTAGAATTTTTCGTTTTTAACACCACTCTTCGGTATATTACTTCCCCAGTGAAAGGGTCGACGTATTTTTCTAATCTGGCAAATTCATCGGGAGAGCCGTTAACTTGACCCGAATTTGTTCC